CGATAACCACCCTTCCTGGTTTTCCACCCGCACGATGCCTGGCACCGCCTGCGGTAAAATCCGGTAATACCCTGGGGCCAGGTTATGCGCGCCACCCGGCGCGGTCGCCTTCACCGGCACCAGTCCGCCGGCAGCGCCAGCGGCTAACGTGGTTTCCTTCACCACAGCCACGCTGTACACATGGCCGTTCAGGCGTTCGGTTTGCACCACCGTGCCGGCGGGGATCGTGACCATCGCGCCGGCGTTTTCCTTGTCGAAACGAAAAACCCCCTCCGCCGCCGTCGCCGGCTTGCGCTTCACATTGACGCCCCAGGCGAACATTTCCAGCCAGGTGCCGCCGGCGGTGGCCAAATACATGTTGCCCATCACCACAGACACCAATACATCCTTTAACCACATCACCGGGGCGGTAATAATCGCCTGGATAAGTCGCCAAAACGGTGACATTTTAGATGTGTTGGTAATTAACCCTTCGGCGGTCACCAATTCGTTAAATTTGGTATTAACTTCGTCCTGGGTAATCGGCATTCCGCTTTCTGTTAAGGCTTTTTCATAATCAACTTGCGGTTTCGTCGTCATAATTAACGCTGGCCTCCACCTTGCCGAAATCATACGTTTCTGCCGTCACCCATAATCGCTTTAACGTTTCCTCGCTAATAACGACGGTGCCTGGAACAATTCTTTCATCATCTTCTAACAGCAATACGATTTGCATAATCACATCGGCGCGCAGTGTCGGGCTTCTTTCTGCCACTAATTGCGTCACTAACCCACTTTCCAAAATAGCGTGAACGCAATCTTGACCAATGCTCACCTTGTTATGACATAACACCGGTTCCCGGCCTGTATTTAGCGAGAAATCGCCATTTTCTATTAGCAGGTCAATATAAAGGGGTTCATTCATTAACTTAATTCCTGCCATTCCATTAGCTGTTCAGGCGTCATGCCCTGCTTAACATTAATATGGACGTTCTCAATATTTTTACGATTATCCGTAACGGTTCGACTGTTGTTATTAATTTCTTTATTAATCCCACCGGGGCCAATTCCTTTTAGCTTGCCGCCGCTGAGTAACAGACTCGGCGCGGGCGGAGGTGGCGCGCTTTTCTCGGCTTGCACCTGGGCCAACACCTGCACCTGTTGCGGCGGTGGCTGCGGCACCTTGACCGCCGGCACAGCGGGAGCGGGCGTTGCTGCCGTTCCCTGCATTGCCCTGGGCACCACGATAGGATCGCGCACATCATCAATCAGCGTTTTGCGCGCCCCTGCCGCTGACATCAGCGCCGGCGCAGGTTGTGGCACGGCCACCGGAGCCACTGCCGCAGCCTGGGCCGCTGCCGGCAATGCGTTGCTACCCTCCAGCGTGGCCAGGCCGGTGGGCAACGCGCCCGCATCAATCGCCGGCACCGTCACCGGCGGCATGTTTACCATTCCCTGGGGTTCGGTCACCGTCGGCACCACATCCACATGCATGGGGTCAATACTGACGCCCGGCAGCATGTTGATTTTGTCGATGATCCAGTTGTAGGTATCGGCAAACGCAGACCGGAACACGCCCCACAGCTTGGTAAACACCCCCGCTACCACACTGCCAATCTTCATAAACGACGCGATAGGCGATGACGGGTCAAACGCGGCCACCACGTCCAGCCAGCCTTGTTTTACGATGCCAAATGCGTCAAACAAATGGCCCACCGTTGTAATCACCAGTTCAATCGGCGACAGCAGTAAACCTATTGCGCCGGCAACAATCTGGCCGCACGCCTGGCCGGCACTGGTGACGCCTTGCAGCTCCGCCGCCGTGCTTTGGACAGGGGTTAGCAGACGGACGAACCAGTTAAACACCGCCTGAATCGCGCCCCATACTCCAGCCGCTGCCCGCTTCACCAGGTCAAACGCACCGGCAAAGGGGGACAACGCGCCGGCGGCCTCTTTAAAGCCCGCAATAAACCCGGACACAAACGCCTTAATCGGTTTCCAGAACGCCCACACCGCCGCCACCACGGCACCGATAGCGGCCACCAACAGCGCGATCGGCCAGCTCATCAGCAGGAACGACACCGCACCGGTACGGGCGGCAATCGAGGCGGCCAACAGGCCAGCGCGCAACAACACCAGGCCACGGTTAAACACCGCCGTCGCCGCACCACCGGCCAGCATGGCCAGGCGGTTCAAGCCCAGCAGCTTGGCCACTGGCCCTAATATGCTGCGTAACCCCATCATCAAGAACATGTGCACGCCGATCGCCAGGTTCGCTATTG